TTCGTTATATTCGTCGAATTGCATAGCTCGCAATCTGTTTCATCGTTTTCTGTACGATATTCTACGTGGCAATCGCCACAATCTACTTTATAAAGTGTCATTTAAATCACCCCAAGATGACATACGTATACGTCTTCCCACTTTCGTTCACGTAGTTAGACGATCCGATAATCGCCCTGTCAGTATCAAATTGAACGCCATCGGCTGTGAGTTTGTAGACTTTCATAACTTGATCCGTGCCGTAATTCTTGCGAAGAAGACATTTCCAAGCAGCATGGCGTTTATTTTTAAAAACGACCTCGCCCGTCTCTTCATCGACGATTTCCATCTTTCTCGGCGAAAACCCGGTTACGATATCAAATGCGACACCAGTACCGACATATTCTCCCGTTATGGTCCGATTGTCCTTGTAAGCCATCTGATTTGCCCTATTGACTGGCACTTCCAGAGCCTCTATAATACGGACGAGTGTCCCATCTGCGATATAACCTATTGCTTTGTCGTAGTCGCCCAATTCTATAGTTTTTTCGGCACCAACAAGCCAGCCCCAATTTGATAACAAAACATCCTTTGTTGTTGATGGATTTTTTACCTTGAATACTTCTTCAGCCATCTATTACACCCCCAGTGCAACAAGTGCGCCATCCCACGTTGCGGTTGGAATATCTTCGTTCACAGTTACTTCAGTATTCGGTGCATTGTAAACAGACGATACAACTGTGTAATCGCCGTCATTGCTAGTAGATCGAATAGTACGCGCATTCGAAGTTGCTGGAAAGTCAGATGTATGGTCGCCAGCAATATAGAACACATCTGGCGTTTGGGTTCCACCAACGACTGCGTAATCTGGATATGCATCCTTATACCAAGCAATTTCCAACAGAAGAATTGGGTAGTTGGCGGAATTCGGACTTCCAGGTGCGACAAGTCCCTGCAATAGATTTCCTTGAGGTATAGTAAGCCCATGGAAATCGGTGGGACTGAGCCTCTCTGTGCCATATGGATTATGACGACCAAAAATATCTCCATTTGCCACTCCACTTGGGATTACTTCATTGACAGTAATTACTGTATTTACACCACCAAATACCGCGGAAATAACAGTATAATCACCATCGTTGCCAGTGGAGTTAATGACATGAGCATCATTTGGGAAATGAGTTGTTTGATCTCCTACAATAGTAAAGGTGTATGGAGGTGATGTGGTGACTGCGGTGATTGGAAAGGGTGGATGTACTGATATACCTGTTAGGCTTATTGCACTCTCACCCGCAACCCTGTGTTCTATATCCACATCGACGCCCGTCGCTGGAATTGATGCTTGGTTAAGAGCTATAGATAGAACAATTGCATCTCTTGGCATGCGATAGCCATTGTTTGGCTGAACGGGCGCGGTGCCGATATGGAAGTACGAGCCCGCTGAAAGATTGTTAGAATTACCAGACATCTCCATAAACATATGGGCAATTGTTATCCATTTATTTTCGTTCGCATCATAATAATATTGAGTCCCAACTTCGGTGTCAAAATAAGTGTCATCTTGCTCCGGTTCGGTCGGTGGATCTGGTGATGGTTCAGGAATCGCCGCAGCTAGTTGTGCTTCGGATACGACATCAGCTGGGAGTTGTGGCCATTTATGATAGTAGCCATGAAAAACTTCTCCTGGCACGGTCATCAGCTCCCGAACCATCTGAGTAGTTGCCCACCAGTTGCACAGATTGCATATATCTTAGAGATGTCATCAATATCGACTGGCACTGAAGTTCCCGGCTCTAGTCTTATACCATTGCCTGCAAGAACACCCGACACGCCAATATATACTGTTTCATCATTATCATCGTCGGCTTGTAGCGTCGCACCTCGTTTGATTGCTTGTGGTGTGCCACCGTTAAGCTGTGTTTCTGCTGCTGCAATCGTATCAGCACCATTGAATCCTTCTCCGGGCAATGTTGCATCCTCTTGCAATGAAAATTTATAATTAGTGCCGTCAAAACCCACTGGTGTGTCAATAATGTGTATATTCAGTCCCTTTTCGCCGCCGACATCAGTTAATCCAACGACATCTGAGCCAACACCAATATAAACACCATCATTTTCCGGATCCAAATTCACTTCCAGAGTCCCAGTAAATTGAGCATCTGTTCTCAAAAGCCAAATATTTGAACCAGGCGTTGTCTCCACAACCGCAATTGGGCGTGGCCTCTTATCTGGTCCTTCTCCATGTAACATTATTCTTACCTCCTTACTTCGTCATCTCTTAGGATTGATATCCTCAATCCATGATCTCTCAGGATTGCGAATGAAAAAAAAATTAAAAAAAAAATAAAAGTTGGGGGTTGCCCCCCGATTTGATCTCAGTTAGTTATCTAAGATATTTGTACAAGACCAGTTCCGAAGACCAGCTTCACGCCAAATCTGTTCGAATACCATGTCCCTGCGATTCCGTACCCAGCACGTGGGTCTTTCTCGACAGTGATTGGTCTCTTCTCGTACCAGGCGATTGGCCTGATTTTCGAGTCGAATACATAGTATGTCCCTTGTGGAACATAGGCGTTTGTGATAACAGCCAGACCTTTCAGTCTTGTTACTGCATCCTTGCCCTCAATTGTACCCTTCTCATCGAAGAAACCTGCATTCGAGTTGTTTGCCGTACCAGTCAGGTCAACAGAGATAAGCAGATCCAGAAGATCTTGCTTATTCATTGGGTTGCAAAGCATTGTGTTCGCACCGTGCCCATGCTCATCGATATTAGCGATGGCAGTGTCAATTGTAGCAAGACTTATTGGTCCCGCTGCAAAGTGGTCGTGCGTTATATTGAAGCCATTTGAGCCATAGTCCGGTGGGACCATGTCAGCAGGAACTGCCCCGTCAAGATAGTTATTCCCGAGTTCGGTAACAACCATCTCTTCTTGGAAGTCCTTCATGCCTTTCAATGTTCTTGCAGCTAGATAACGAACCTCTTCCTCGTCTGAGTCCTCAATGGTGTTTCGAGTGATGCCTGTTGCCAGAGCATACTCGCCCAGATCGATGTTGAAGTACATATACTCGCCAATCAGCTTCTTGTAGTCAGGCGTTGCGCCATCCTCAAGCTTCTGTGGTCTAACGTGCGACTCTTTTGGCACTCTAATTTTCTGCGAGCTAACTGGCCTTGTGAACAACTTTTTGAAAGTGTACTTAGGCTCTGCGACGCCGATTTGCAGCGTCATTCTCTTCATTTCAGTCCAGAGTCTCTCTTGATCGAGATCCGATACTGTTTTCATACCTTTTACCGTAGCCATTTAAATCACCTCAACTACACTAGGTAGTAAAATCCCCCGCCCGTTGGCGTCAGATCATCTGCCGCAATAACTAGGCTTGAAAATGCTGTTCCCTCGGTCATTACGCGCCCATTGATATCGGCAATCGCAGTGATTACCCCACCAAGGACTGTAACGTGTACTTCACTCAGCAAGCAAGCATTCGGTGTTCCTACGGGGTTAAACCCGAGGATTTGGATGCAAGGCTCACTTTGCTCATTCTTTGCTAGAGCTGCGATTTCGATTGGGGTTCCTTGTAAATAGGTCCATGTACCGTCGCCCTTATCCTTGACAGCGCCTGCGCCGTCGTAGAGTGTGGCAATGGCAGCCCAATATGCAGCATACTTGTGATCTTCGTTCACAAGTCCTGTATCATATAGCAATTCAGTCATTGTTTATCCTCCTTTATAAATCGTTGTAAGCGTCGAGCATAGGATTCTCATCTTTCTGCTCTCCGGATTCATCTCCATGTGGAATCACTGTGGTTTCGCCTTTTGGTCCCTCACCGAACTTTGCGGGTGCTTTTACATCCTTTATGGACGCCCACAGCTCAGTTAGAACTTCTGGGCTCTTTCCCTTCAGATCTTCCAGTCTATTCTCAGACACTTGATATCCAAGCTCCTGCTCTTTTACATTGATATTTTCTGCGAGCAAGCCGGTATGTGCAGCTTCGAGTTCAGAATACTTTGTGTTGGCTCCTGTTGCTTCTTCTTCCAGTTTTTTAACTACTAAGCCATTCTTTGGTGGTTTGATTATTATCGGTGGGCGCGTTGTCCAACCATCAACATTCACAAGTATCGTTGCAGCCTTTCGTGGGAAGCTAATCTTTAGAAGTTTTCCATTTGGTAACTTCTTATAGAGAGTTCTTCGATTCTGCCCCGGTGGCAACGGCTTAAAAGTCTCGTCCATCTCATCTTCTGTCTCTTCGGCTTCTACTATCTCCACATCGTCCTCTGTTTCCTCGGAGAGTTCGGTCTTCTTTTCTGGTTTTGCCTCATCCTTAACAGGAACGGTTTCTGTATCCTTTTTAGGAAGATCAGAAGCGGTCTTAACTGCATTCTCGGCGCCTGGCTCTTCTACCAATTCGCTTTGAACTTCTTTCAAAATTTTCTCATCGGTCACGGTATTTCCTCCTTCATTATTCTCGGTGCTTACCGTACTTGAACTATTAGTACGGTTATCCTTTATATACTTTTCGTTTTGTTGCGCGTTTTTTGTTTCTAGTTCACCGGCTTCATAATAATTTTGCAGTTTCTTCAGATAATTAGCCGATTTTGTTGTAAGACGGCAGCCTTTACAGGCCGGTCTAGCAACGATGCTTATCCCTGTGAATAAAACATCGGTGACTTTAAGCGGGAATTTTCGTTCGATAGGTGTGCTTTTTACCTCGGGACTAATTGCATCAAGCAACCCACGATTTATTTTTTCCGCAACACCCGCATGATCAATATATCCTTCAAAATAAATTGTTTGTTCCTTGTCGGATGGCCAAGCATTTGTAACTTTACCAACCACATCATGAACAGACTTACTATGATCAACGCTTATCGTCTGACCAATTAATGATGGTGCGGAATTCTTTAGCGCATCCCAATCATATTCCACGTCATTGAAGATGCCAGGTTTAAGAGCAATGCCCTTTATCTGTAAGCGCCTGTGCTCATCTTTTCCCTCCCATCTCTGGTCGGCAAGAGACGATATATGTTGTAAGCGAATCTCCTTATCACTAAAATCATAATCAACTTTTTCTTCAGACACTTCTTTCACCTCATCTTCATTGTCACCAAACTTGGCAGTATCTATTTTGCAATCCTTGCACACTGCCTTCTCGACAACACTTAGTTCGAGCGGCTTTATTTCAGTCATATCTGCCAATTCACCTGAGCCAAGTTCGGTATAATTAAATTGCAAACTAACAGAGTCACATGTTCCAGCTTCCCAGAGTTCTTTGAGTTTTTTATATCTCTGTGATTCTGGATCTATGTCAATCTTTGCTTTAGCAATCTCAAGAAGGTTGTCGGTTTCCTGCCACGCTTTTTCTACAGTACCAATACGATCTTCAGGCGTAACCTGATGACCAAGATAGACCGGGAGCCCGACGAGCTTTGATATAAGTTGCTCTATCTCTTCTTTGGGTACGCGCCCATATGGAGGGAATCTCCCTGAGTGCAATACAGTAACTATAGCATGTGGTTTATTACTATCCCAATTCAGCCACTCGTTTATTGTACTAAGTTCTACACGCTTCATTTACTCAGACTCCTTAATCATATCCACGACGTGCACACCAGCTATTGCTTCTGTCATCTCTTGACCGAGCTTAGCCTGTGTAGATTTATTAATCTCTTTCTCAGCATCTGGCTTTCCAGTCTGCCCAACGATATTCGTACCTTTTTCATTGGGTGCTTTCTCAGGACCATAGCGAAGGTCAAGACCCTGTCTTGCTCTTACTTCTTCTGCACCCAAAACTTTTGATTGCAAGTATATCAAGTCAGTCTTTGCTTGCATGAATACATCATCTAAGCTAACTTCGTGGAATTTGATTTGTGGAAAGTGTTCCAGCTTTAATCCCGTATTCGCAAAATCGCGCATCAGATTCGGAATCAATTGCGTGTTCAATGCATCTTCTACCTGTGTTTGTATGAACTTAATGTATGACTCAAATACCTTAAGCTGAACCTCAGCGGTAGCGTTGGTAGAATTTCTTCCTTCCCAGAAAATAATTGGCACATTCATACCAATAGCAAGAATCATCAAAATATAGTCGAGATATGCTCTGAAATCAAATGCATGGTTGGTACTTCGTGATGAATCAACCTTAACGTTGCCCGCTGTTATTACATCTTCACCGAATTTGAGATGAGTAAAATATGTACGTAAGTCATTTAATTCTGGGGTATCAAAGGGATCCGTTTCTGTGCCTCCTCTTACAAGATAACGCTCACCGACATACTTGTTGAGCATAGCACCGACATCTCTCTCAGCTTGGTCTTTTAAAAATCTAATCACATAACGAACAGATTCAATATCAGAAATACCATAGATAGAATCCGAAAATGGGTTGTTCGCAAAGTATATAATTTCATGTGCTTCAAACATAATTGGTTCCAGTTGATATGCACTTCTCTGTTCCCAGCCCACGATGCGTCCTTTCATATCTAGTTTTACGAACATTGTGTCAGGGTTCCTGATATACAGTTGCTCCTTTGTATATTCAAAATAGCCCATACCAAAAATCTTTGCGTCTTTAAGCCATATGTAGCCTTTTTGGTTGAAACCAACCTTTTCAAGATATTTGACAACAATATCTTTGGCATCTTGATCAAGGCCTTCGACATACCAACCATTTTTGAATGCGTAACGGCAAGGTATATTAATGTTGGTCTGCACAACAGGATCAGATAGATAGGTCTTTCGATAAAATTTATAATCACCTATATGTGGGGCTCCTTTTTCAAACTCGTAAATTAACTCGAAACCAGTTAATTCACCCTTAGGGACACCGGGCCCCATTGTTCTTTTACTTTGCGCTTGTACTGCCATGGCCATTTCTCCTCGAAAGTTATATAAAGAGCAACTACCTTGAGGGCTCAGAAGTCAATAGCACCTCATATAAAGTGTCCAACAACCTTTTTATACTTTTCGCATCAATTGTGTATATTGCCCTTGCTCTAGTGTATCCAGACTCGCGATAGTTATATCTCTCCTTCTTAATGTTAGCACCTAGCTTCCTCCAGTAAGCGAAGATAGCTGCTATCTGTCTATCAGAGAGATCGACACCGAAGTTATCTCTAAGCCTCTCGGCCAGTGAATCAAGTGGCACCTTTTTATCTATCATGTACGATGAGACAATTGCAAGTTTTATTTGTGCCTCAGTACTGACCACCTATGCCACCTCCATATTTCTCTTTGTCGAAATCATTTGAGTAGTCTTGAGCATAATGCGAATGAAAAGCCTCATTCTTATCTGGAATAAAAGATTTATCCCTCTTTGCACCAAGAACAGTTGTCGTGTGCTTCACCTTACCCATGAGAAGGGGGGCCATGCACATGCAGTCTGGAAAATCGTCGTGTCTGTGCTTCTCGCTCCTAATGAGAACGTGTTTTAAATCCTTGGCAAAGGAATAGGATATATTAAAGTGTTGCTCCATGCATCGATCCATAATTCTACGTTCGTGTGCCCTCGTCATTGATGAAGGCTTCGGTATTAGAATTTCACCACTAATGAGTTTCATTTTATACATCGAATACTGGGCTGCTTTATTAATATCAAATATGAATGGGATTATTTTAACCGAATATTCAGCAGTACGTGCATCATGCTTGAGATCCGAAACAAAATCGGTCCCAGAACCAGTTGCATCAAGAACTATGCCACGCGCTTTGTAAAACATTCCATAGTTTATCAACTCACCTCTGAGCTTTCTCGGGTCAATCCCACCCTTCGGAGGTCTTATTTCTTTGAGATCTCTGAGTAATAGCACATCCATATCGCCCTTCTTGGCGGCTTCCCAAAGTGCGATAACCACAGAATTGTGTCGCCTAGCCAAATCAACTGTGATAAATGTGTCACCTTTGAGTTCTTTTGGATTGCGTACAAAGTGCTTGAGTTTGTAGAATGTAAAATCATTAGATATAAAGAACTGACCGGACTCTTCAATGAATTCGCATAGATATTCAGTCTTGAACTTTATACTATCTTCGCCCCATGTCTTCTTTTTAATCTCTATGTCTTCTTCGCTCCATGGTGTTTCGTAGGCATCACCCTTAACCATGGCATGCTTATATGTGAATCTGAGCCTTTTGAAATGCTTGTACCTGTCATCATAGAGATATTTATATGTATGATTATCTTTTGTCTTGGGTGTGCCTATATTGATAAATGGGGCCCTATTAGCAAGAACAATTGGTTCAATATTTGCATCAAAAAGGTGATCGGGTATAGATGGACTCTCGTCAACTACACAGAAAGTGGCGTGAAAGCCACGAATGCTCTGACCTTCGCGCTTTGTTTCTGCCGGGTATGGTTGTACCACTGAGCCTCCATCGACGATAAGGATTGGCTCATTTTCGGTTCTTAGTGTTTTGATAAATTTAAACTCTGATAACATAGGGGAGGTGCGTATATTTTCGACAACATCATTAAAAATAATTTTGCACTGCTTCATCTGTGGAGCTACGACACCCACTTTCTCGCCGCTTCTGTAGAAGTATATCCATATGGTTACGGCAACACTGAGTGCTTTAGATTTACCAGAACCTCTTGGTGAAAGTAGCATTAAGTATCTATTGCTCAGACATTCAATAACTATTTGTATTTGGATAGGACGCAATTTGAGAGGGCGTCCTTTATAATCAACAAGAAACGCGTAGCAAAAGTTTTTTACTAGCCTCTCAAGTGCGAGTTTGTCTTTGCGGACTAGGTCGAATTTTTTCCGCAGCTTTAACCATTCTTGCTTGTTGGTCATCTTTATCCGAACATCCCAGCACAACTGTCATCTTCTTCTTCTTCATTATCAGCGTTATCTGGGTAAATGATACGATCTGGTCTGAAGTCCAAGTCCTTCAATTTTGTGAGCATTTCTTGTACAATAGAAACTTTCTCAAAAATTGTTGTTCTATTATCATCAATAACAACCTTCATCGTACCAAGTGAAAAAACAAAGACGTTCTTTGGGGCTGTCGGTTCAGATATAACTTCAAGCCCACCAATTTTTATGATAGGATTGTTGAAGCCATTTTCCTTCATTGTCTTAAGAACTGAAGCGAGTAGTTCTGTCATTGTCTGAGACTGTGCGGCAAGAACATCTTTGATTTCTTCTTCGCTCATATTAAAGACTTCCGATTCTACTTCTGGCTCTTTTTTGTCCAATTTATTCACCCATTGAGATTATTAGCTGACCATCTTTTCGTTGAGTCTTAAGACCGAAGTATCGCGCTTCGTCTTCGATGGTTATTAAGTGCTGTTCGACTTCACTCTTTGATATCTTTTTTGTCATTATCGTCACCAAGCATGTTATTATTAAGTCGTTCGAGTAGTTCTTTGAATGATTTGCCATCTTCAATTTCTAATTCCCGAGCGGATTTTATAATTAAATAGGTTAAAGATTCACTGTGTTTGGAGAGCATCATATACGTCTTGAGTTCGCCTTCAGGGAGGGCACCTTCGGAGTTAATCATTTCAAGATAACCTTGTATTCTTTGCCAAACAACTAGCTCTTCGTGTATCCTAGCAGCTAATGCACTTATGGCAAATCTCTTTTTTTCGAATTCTGGATCGTTGTCCTTTTTGATTATCTCGATGATTTCATCGAAAGAAAGAACCTTCCTCATATTGTGAGACCCTCCATCGTATTGCCATGCCCATCACGAGCAAATGGCAATGAACCAGGTTTTGCTAATATTTTTATATTGAGCATTTCGACTGTGGCCTTAGGCTCGAAGAGTGGCTCTTCCTGCCCCAGAACCATGACTGCACTTTCTTCTTTGTCATCGTTCCAATCTATTTGCAACTGAAGAACTTCACTCCAATCTATTTGCATTAAGAAGGATTGTATAGCATCACTTCTTTGCATAGCAAGCTGCATCTCTTCAGAATTCATTATTCGCATATTGCATCTCCTTCTTCTGGGTAGGCGAACCTCTTTTTGCATCCTGGGCATTCTTTGTAGACCACGCCATTCTTGCCAATTGCATATCTTAGTTGGGCACCACATCGATCGCATAGTTCCATTTAAATCAACTCAGCCAAACATCCCGCCCATGTCTGGTTTCTTTTTATCAGACTTGGGTTTTTTATCTACCTTCTGTTTTGAAAGTTTCTCTTCACCAACGAAGTCCATTACTATTTTGTCACTATTTTTGAGTTTCTTTCCATTGAGAGTTACTTTGGTGCAATCCATACGATACATTTTTTCATGAAGAGAAACGAATTCGCGGATAGTCATCTCTATCTCCAAAGACTTTTTCATTTTGCTTCGCCGTCCTTGGACCAATACCTTTTCGGAAGGTTTCGGAAAAGTTCAATGATGCGCCACGGTCTGAACCTAGCTTCGGTGAGACCAAGGATATGTTTGCAATAAGGTGAGCCTCTTCCAATACTTTTGCGCCTACACTGCTTTGTGTGCTCGCACTTCTTGCACTTCTTTGGTACTGTCGTCATTCTCTACCTCTTTCGGTTTAAAGAGAGAGCACGATAATAGAGAGCCATCGTGCTCATATACAAAGTGCGCGTTTCTCTTCTCGTCACTTGTAAAATTGCATCTTTTGCAAGACGGGCAGGAATTAACACACTCTGCACATTTTCTTTCCATGTATACACCTATATCGTTAATCAGATAAATACTTTTTGGTTGCAAGTCTGACCCATATCGTTGAAATGCTGCTTTCCGGATTGACATGGATTATATCACATTCCATTATTAAGCCTCGAAGAAAATATCGATGAAAAAGTTTCCGACATCAAAGCGTAGAGTTTGCCCGGAGTAGATTAACCTAATATCGTCTCTACTCAGTGGGATCGGGAGTATCACTCTTTTTGTCATTGGTACCATCTATGAATTTGTCTAGGAGATGACGAGCCTCTTTTAACGCATCAAGCTGTGCATTTACCTTTTCGAGCTGTTCCTTGAATCTTTTTGCCTCTTCCGATTTTTCTTTCAGCTTTGTTTCCAGCTGCTTGATGCCTCCAAAAAGAACATCGATACCATTTCTGGCTGATGCGTGCACCTGCTCGGGCGTATATTGTTTGGTTTCGAGATTCTCGTCTTCTTCCATTGACATCTACTCCTCGTCGAATGGAGTCGTCTCTTCAGTCTTTACTTCTTCAGTAACTTCTTCGACCTTCTCTTTCTTTTGAGACTTTTTCTTTCCTTTCTTTTTCTTCTCTTTCTTCTCTGGTTTGGTCGTTTTCTTGTAGAGATCCTTTACTATATCTGCTTTACTTACCATATTATGTCCTCCTTGTATTTTAAGTGACCCAAAAGGGCAATTACTTAAAATAGTTAGTTATACTATTTAATCCTTTCGCTTAGGGACAGCGAATGTCACTAAGGCTTCGGTCTCTGGCTTGAAATTTTGCATAGCATAAATCCCAAGCTCAGTCTCGTCGTGTTGTGCGCTGTTAATTGTTATGGCTATCGCACCATTCTGTTCGATTACGTACTCTTCAACGGCTTCGGCAATCGCGCGAAACTGCGGAATCTGTTCCATGATCTGCGAAAAATCCTTATTAAAGAACTTCGCAAGGAACGCCCAAAACCCTTTTCCTGCTTTTTCAAAATCCATTCTATTTCCTCCTTATTAAAATCGAGTTCAACACCCACCCCTCTCATTGTGAGAGTTGCAATGTTCAACTCGCCTGCATTTAAGCTGATTTGAATATCGGTAACGTAACGCAATTCCTTCTCACCGAGATATACATGGGTGTTCGTGGCACTCGGCCCGCCCACGATCCTCAGTCTATCTTCTTTTTCCATCCGTCACCCCTGTCATTAATTGTATATTTTTCAAGCCAGACACCCCACGCAGTTCCTATCGCCGCACCGGGGTCCATTTTCTTCTTTAGACTATCATAGATTTCTGCCAGATGATTAACCTGAGCAAGACTTAGAGGATAGCCTCTTTTCTGTCGCCATGATGGCGGTGCATCGTTAATGCTCTTATATGGCATTATTCTGTCACCTCTTTTTTAAATATAACTAATTTATCTTTCATATTACCACTCCACTGGTTTGGCGTGTCCCTTCTCAACGAGTTCGTCATTTATATTTAGAATTGCACCCTCCTCGCCAAGAATAAATATTTCTGCTATCCACACACCACATTTACCGGTCCCCTTGGAGTCAACAAAAACTTCCTTGTGATTGAGAAGATCGGTTAAAAACTTCTTTGCTTCGAGACTTTTCAAACGCTCTTCGCCTTGCACTTTCCACGCGTCAATTCTTGCCAGTCTAAAGCGCTCCTTTATAAAAATATTGAACCCGAGATTAATCATAATGTCAACGGTGTCACCATCAACTATCTCGACAATCTTGCCCTTATACTTATATACTTTTGAGTCCATAATTAGTCACCTTCTATTTGATATTTGACCCATTCTACTTTACCATTCTTGATTGCATCACGAATGCGTCTCTGTTTCGTCGATAATGAAGCTTTGCCATACTTCACTTCCACGAAAGCAACATTTATCGCATCGTCCTTACTTTTGAAATCGGACATACCATCAAAGACAATGAGGTCCACCGGATCTCCTAGAAAACGACAGTCCGTTGGCTTATATGGAAAGCCTTTTAGAAAGGGAGCAAAATTCTCGCTAACTCTGCCTTTTATCCCAGACTGTGAACGCTTGACAGCGTCAGCTCGAGCTTCTTTTTCAATACCACACATTTCTTTTATCATTTGACGTATTTCGCCTTCTTTCTTGTCTATTATATCATGTAACTTAAAATTTCTTTCGAGCGCCTGTGAGAGCCTCCAATTCATGCCGTCCTCTAAGTCTCTATTATACCTAATCGCTATAGCAACAACGACGACGATGATTCCTATAAGAATTAGGATGGCCCATATTAGCATGCTCATGACGTCACCGTTATTTTCTCAGCTACTGGCTTGCGCATATAATACCATGTTGTTCCATCATTAATCTGAAAAGAAACGTAATGCAGTTCATTTTCTTTGATGGTTAGTGCATCATCAACTACGAATGGGACAGCCACTTTCCAGTCTTCTGGAATATTAATTTCTGATACGGTTACTGTCGTATCAACTACTACGTCACTAAGAACTGTCATTGTTCTCCCTCTTTGCACTTTCCTCTATGAAACGATTGATATCGAGCTGGAGGCGCTTTAAGACATCATTATCGAGTAGCCCCTTGGTTGAAAGATGTCGTTTGATAACTTTACCAGTATCAAGCTGCACTGAAAGTTCGACGCTGGTTATGGATGGCCTCTGTTCAATGCGGAAGTCACCCTCGGGCAGGCTGCCATCTACGACTATCGTCGCACCTTCAAATGTCTCAATGTGCCATTTGCCGGTGTATTCAATGTCGGAGCAACTCTCGAAATCCTGCATCATCAGTACATAGGCATCTGATGACAACCTGATTTGGTTGCCTTTCACTTCCTCGAGTTTCCTTTTTATCTCTTCGATTATCATAATATCATCGCCACTATCACAATGAAGCCGAGCATAGCGCCAACACCATCAGCAAAAAAGTCCCATACCATAGAATCCCTAGTCGCACTCTTGCACTTGTAGTCATAATATTCCTTCCCTGCACCTACGCCCAGAACAGCTATTGCAGCTGATGGGCCCATAAAAGCCGATAAAACAATTGTCGCGAGAAACGACAATGCAAAATGCAAAAACTTATCTTGATGCTCAATCATTGACTTGCACCCACCCTTGACCACCGCAACCATGACATACGGTGGTATATCCACCACCTATTGAAGTGTGGCCATCGCCTGAATCGAGCGACTTCCACACATGACCTTGACCACTACAAACCGGACACGTCTCTGCATGAGCCATATTAGCACCTCGCTATTTTAATCTTATCAAAGACTTCCACGGAGATAATCGGGAGTTCATATTCGCGCCCAACAATTGATTGATTGTATTCGTGTATTTCGAATTTTACCGCACTCGTTAGAGAGTGAACTTCACTTAATGCTGCATTGAGTGCTTCGCGCAGTTGTTCAAGTTTGTCTCTGTTCTTCATATTGTCACTCTCTCCAAACGAGTTCTGTATCATTGGTCGGGTGCGATGTGATATGTATCAGCTCAAATGATTCAAACGACTCATAGATAGCTGTGCTATTGGGCTTACCCGCAACACACCATCTGATCACAGTTGTTCCGTCATGAAATACGACACCTTCCAGCACTTTGCCAGTGCCACTCACACCACTTTCGTCCGCATTGCGAACCATATCAAATGTTTTCATTGTATCACATCCTGAAATATTCGTTGATAATATTGAGTGCCTTACCGGCCCACTCACGATCGGACTCCTTCTCTTCTTCGGTCAGTACGTCTCCAGCGCGCAATACATTCTTTGTTCAGATTCTTGAACATGTATTCCATCCAACACACCCATTGCTCGTGTTCGAGCCGAGCGAGCTGCTCTTTAAGAGTCTCTGGCATCTTCTAGCTCCTTTCGTGTAAAGTCGCGACCACAATTCATGCAGTGCCACACGTTCCTTTTAGTCGTCTCTAGCAGCATTCGCCCACAATGCGGGCAGCCCCGAATCCACCGCGCACTCATTGTCAATCACCAAACAGCCGCGAGAGTATTATGTGTGATTTCGAATCCGCGTCATGAAGTAGCCGCTCCAGCGCACCACTGAGCGAATCGTCGCAATAACTAACATTGCTATTTGCCACCGTTGCATAAAAGTCGCCGGGGCCCAGTTTCTTTTCTTCGTCGCTTCTGCGACCCACTATTATTGTTACTTCATTCATAAGCAATCACCAGGCAGTACCATGTCACGGTTACTGTCATCAGTATCTATATAGCTATTGGGCATAGTCTCACCTTGCTAGCGCGGTTTTTAAGTTATTGCGCGGCTGTTGTTGCGGCTATTGCTGCTTGACAAGCTGCGACATACAGTATGCCGTCCATAAGATATAAAGTTTTCGCTTTTAAAAATTTGCCTATAGGTATAGTTAATGCAATAACTGTGTAGTACCTTGACGAGTAGTACTTATACACCATAATAATAACCTATAGTATAGATGCATTAATCAATGTACATATACTTAACCTGCGTTCGTTTTAGTGAACGTATGTTCGATCCAGTGAACGGTTCTATGTAATCTATGTAATCTATAATAGTATATATAATTTATGGAAAGGTTTATATACAATCATTGTCGTAATGGCCGTAATGGTTTTTATTGCTGTCCGTTTGTACAGGGTAGTGATATATATATATATATATAATCAATATCGCTGACGAGTAGCATAGGTGAACGTTGGGATCAGTTTGTCCCGCGTCGAATCTTCATTGTTCCAATGAATGCAGATTCACCGCTTACTCGCCATCGATATTAATATATTATATAAAGATTTTATCCATACTCAATACAACCCTGTCCATCATGCGACTTACAGTAGATATTGCTTTGCAAGTTGCTGACGACATGCTTTATGAGCGAATCTGCCGCCATACAATAGGGTAACGCAGATGTCGCCAACATAAACATGTCGATTATTTGTCCTTTATGTCAAATACACAGCAACCTTTATGTGCAATATCTACTTCTTTACAACAGTGCCTCTCATCACACCTTATAGATGCTGTCTTCTCCGTTCCGCGCTTCGCGCATATATAAGACAGCATTAGTTACTTGTGATGAGAGAATCATTTTGCTAGAAAGAGCTGGCCGTCGATTGCCAAACACTTAATAGTCTTACGCAAAGTTTGAACTGATGTGCTGATTGCTCGACCTAATCACCCCAGCACATATCTTATTGAGCGACATTACTTTGGTTGTCAAGTCAGAAATCGACGAAAGCGACATCGTTTGTTAAGCATCTACCTGATGCTCTTTATGAGCCGTGTCGCTATCTGCCAGATTTCTGCTATATAGCACGTAGCCTTCGAGCGTCAGAAATGCAACTCTATTTTCCGCTCGACGAAACCGCCTACGAGCGCTCCAGAAACAGTAACTTACGCGCTCTACCAGCTTTTCGATTGACTTATGCTTCGATTCCAAAGCGAATCGAAAATGATATATAGCAGTCGCTCGAAGCCGAGCGAGCGACCAAGCGATAGCGTATCATTAAATATATGAATCTTAAGTTAGAAATGAAGCGCTATCGTGCTATATTATCATTCATATAACAATACCCATCTCTCCCCATCGAAATTTGCCAGAGACGCAAAATAGCTTTACCGTATATTTAACATGCATTTCCTCCGCTCTCTCCTGCTACGCTTCATCATATATATATATGCAAGTTGATGATATATATGATGCGACAAAAGATAGAAACCCCAGATATGTGTGCCCGCAATGATGAAAGCATAGTAGTAGAAGCTGAAACTGAAACCGAGCTTATTACTTTGCTGTTCGAATGCGATGAAACTGAAGATGTAGTAAGCATTGTAGAAGAATTATTAAAAAGAGCGTGATATGTATGAAACCGCAGATAGCAACAGAGAATGTGAGCCAGTTGATGACCGCCGACGACCGTCGTGTAATAATTGAAAGCATGTTCGAAGTCGCAGATGACCAAAAGCACTTTGAAGCGCTGTACTTTGCCCTCTTCGATGACTTTGCACCGCCATTGAGTGTACCGCCAAGACCCCCTGAGTTCAACCCATTTGCAGACCATGTATGTAGAATCTGTCAGCGCAGACTATGCATATGTACCGCATTCCCACACATGACAGACGATGAAATCCGCAAAGCCATTCAAATGCCACCGCGTGATACGTTGCCCACTGAAGACGATAGTGCAGAATTGAAGACGTTCTGTACAAGCTGTAATCGAATGACCGAGCACTACCTCAAGCCGTTCTTCAAAAACATCAATACCCGCGTACCAAAGTACCCCAGAAAGACCGTGTTCAAGTCCGACAAAGATGTGTTCCTGTACATTCGAAGCAAGCAAGTATATGAAGCCAAGATGTACAAGCACTT